TGCCCGATGCCGAGAAGTGGCCGATGGTGGCCGACAGCGCCAGGCCGGAAACGATCAGCCACCTGAGAAAGAACGGCTTTCCCAAGATCACCAGCGCCGTGAAGGGGCCGAAGTCGGTCGAGGAGGGCGTGGGGTTCTTGCAGGGCTTTGACATCGTTGTTCATCCCCGTTGCACGCACACGATAGACGAGCTGACGCTGTACAGCTACAAGACCGACCCGCTGGACGAATCCAAGGTGTTACCCATCCTGGCAGACAAAGACAACCACGTAATGGATGCGCTGCGGTACGCCATGGAAGGCGCCCGGCGCGCCGCCAATGTGCGCACGCGCAAGCCACTGAACACCATACCGACCGGCACAAGCTGGATGAGCTAATGAATAAAGACGATGTCCTGACCACTGCGAAAGCGCGCTTTGAGCTGTCGCTTGAGCGCAGCTCGCACAACCGCGAGAAGATGAAGGAGGACATTCGCTTTGCCGCCGCCACGCCCGATGATCCGTGGCAGTGGGACAAGGGCGACCAGACGGCGCGCCAGGGCCGCCCGATGCTGACCATCAACAAGATGCCGCAGCACATCCGCCAGGTGACGAACGACATCCGGCAGAACCGGCCAAGCATCCGCTTCAGGCCTGCTGACGACAAGGCCGACCCGGAAGTCGCTGAAATCCTCATGGGCCTGGTGCGTCACATCGAGGCCAACTCCGACGCCGATATTGCCTATGACACCGCGTCAGAGCATCAGGTGGTGCATGGCCTGGGCTACATCCGCGTGCTGGCCGACTACATCAGCGAAGAATCGTTTGACCAGGACATCTTCATCGGCCGCATCAAAGACCCGCTCAAGGTCTATGACGACCCGGACGCGCAAGACCCGGCCGGCGCGGATCGCAAGTGGCTGTTCATTGAGGAAACGCTGAAGGAGGCCGACTTCAAGGCGCAATACCCCGATGCAGACGCGATTGACTGGAACTTCGTTGACATCGGCCACGGCTGGTTCAGCGGTGATAAAGACATTCGCGTGGTCGAATACTTCGAGGTGATTGAAAAGCCCGCCACGCTGCTGTTATGGGCATCTGGTGCGACTTCCTTCAAGGGCGAGCCGATGCCCGAAGGCGTTTACATGGGCGAGCAACCCATCAAGACGCGCAAGACGCACAAATGCGTGGTGATGTGGCGCAAGCTCAACGGCCAGCAGGTGCTCGAAGAAAAAGAGTTCCCGTCGAAGCATATCCCGTTCGCCCGCGTGATTGGCAACGAGTGGGAAGTGGACGGCAAGACCTACCTGTTCGGCCTGGTGCGCAACGCCAAGGACAGCCAGCGCATGTACAACGTCGCGCAGTCGGCCATTGTCGAGCGCGTGCTGCAGTCGCCCAAAGCGCCATGGGCCGCACCGGCTGAAGCCATCGAGGGCTATGAGAAGATTTGGCAGACGGCCAACACCGACAATCACAGCTACCTGCCTTACAACCATGTGGACGAGGCCGGCAACCCGATTCCCTCGCCGCAGCGCACCAGCCCGACGCAGGTTGAGGCCGGGCTGAACCAGATCGCCATGGGTGCGTCGGACGACATAAAGAGCGAAACCGGCCAGTACGATGCATCGCTCGGCCAGAAGTCCAACGAGACCAGCGGGCGCGCCATCATGGCCCGCCAGCGCGAAGGCGATACCGCCACCTTTCACTACGTGGACAACCTGGCGCGGGCCGTGCGCCACATCGGCCGCATCGTGCTGGACATGATTCCGAAGGTGCTCGACACCAAGCGCATTGCCCGCATCATCGGGGAAGATGACGAGCAGCAAAACGCCACGCTGGACCCGGACAACAAAGAGGCGCTGACCGAGTACAAGGACGATCAGGGCGCCATGCAGCGCATCTTCAACCCGTCCATCGGCACCTATGACGTGCACACGACCACCGGCCCATCGTTCACCACGCGCCGGGTCGAGGCCGTCGAAGCGATGACCGAAATGACGCAGGCAAACCCTGCGCTGTGGCAGGTCATCGGCGATTTACTGGTCAAGAACATGGACTGGCCAGGCGCTGACGACATGGCCAAGCGCCTGAAACTCACGCTGCTGCCGCAGGTGCAGGCCGACCTCGACAAGGACGAAGGCGCGCCCGAGATTCCGCCTCAGATGCAGCAGGCCATGGACCAGATGCAGCAGCAGATTCAGCAGATGGGCGATGCGCTGGGCAAGGCGGGTGATGAAGTGGACAAGTTGGAGGCCGACAAGGATGCAGCCGAGCATGCCAACCGCATTGCCAGCGAAGGCCGGGAGGTGGACCGTTTCAAGGCCGAAACCGAGCGCCTGAAGCTGGTGCTGCCATTCCTCGATCAATCCTCATTACAGGAGTTGGCCGCCAGTGTCGGCTTGCAGGCCCGCTCAACGCCTGACATTGCGCCCAGCGCGCCACCAGAGGCGCCGCCAGAGGCCGCAGAACCGCCCGGCATGCAAGAGCAACCAGAACCCGAACAAGCGCCCGCAGATGGCGCTTTTTCTTTGCCCGAACAATTTCCGGCGTAACGCCACACGCTATCCGTCGCGCCTGACGGGGCCGAGCCGAAAGGCTTTTTCACATGACCATTGACACGCAAGCAAATGATGCGGTTTCGACCGCGCCCGTCTTATCGGATGACGTTAATCCCGAGCTGAACACACCGGTAGGTACTGCGCCTGGCGGGGAAGTGGATGACACAAAGCAGGCTGAACCGGCCAAGACCTTCACGCAAGCGGAAGTCGATGCCATGGTTCAAAAACGGCTCTTGAAAGAGGAGCGCAGGGTTCATCGCCGGGTAGAGCAGCAACTGCGCGAGCAGTCCGAAGCCAAAGCCCGTGAGATTGCGCCCCAGCGTGACGAATTCATGGACGACGACGCATATTTGCAGGCACAGATCGATCATCTGGCCGAGAAAAAAGCCGCCGAGAAGTTGGAGCAGCGCAGGCAAGCCAGCGAAGCTGAGGAGCGAAACGAGAGTTTCCTCTCCAAAGCCGAGAAGGTGGCCGAGCGCTACCCCGACTTTCAGACGGTGGTGGGCAATCCGGCGCTGCGCATCAATGACGGGATGGCTGAGTTCATTTCCGACAGCGAGCAAGGCGCCGAACTGGCCTATTTTCTCGGCAAGAACCCGGCCCGTGCCGCTGATATTGCGAACTTGTCCCCCATCAAGGCCGCGCGCGAGCTGACCCGCATCGAAGGCGAGTTAGCCAGCAAACCGAAAGCAACCCCCAGCAAAGCGCCCGAGCCCATCAGCCCTGTGGGCGTCCGTGGCAAGGCGTCCACGTCAGCGCTTCCGAGCGACGACGACGACATCAACACCTGGATGCGCAAAGAGCAGGCCCGAGCGCGAAGCCGGTAATCCACCGACCCGACCCGCCATTGAGCGGGTTTTTTCATTTCTGAAAGCCATTCATGCCAAATAGCATCCTCACCCCCACCGCCGTCACGCGCAAAGCCCTGCAAATCCTGCACCAGAAGCTGAACTTCATCGGCTCGATCAACCGCCAGTATGACGACTCGTTCGCCAAGTCCGGCGCCAAGATCGGCGACTCGCTGAAAGTGCGCCTGCCCAATGAGTACGTTGTCTCGGACGGCGCCACGCTGGTCAAGCAAGACACCGCCGAAGCCAGCACCACGCTGACGGTCTCCAGCCAGAAGCATGTGGGCATCAACTTCACCAGCGCCGAGCTGACCCTCTCGCTGGATGACTTCTCCAGCCGCATCCTGGAGCCCGCCATGTCGGTGCTGGCTGCGCGCATGGAATCCGACGCGCTGGGCATGGCCCTGGACGTTTACAACGCCGTGCCCAACATCGGCGCCGCCATCACGCTGAACAAGGCACTTGGCGCTCGTAAGTTGCTGGTGGACAACCTGGCCCCCGGCAGCGACCGCACCATGATCCTGAACACGCAGGACAATCTGGATCTGGTCGATGGCCTCAAGGGTTTGTTCCAGGACAGCACCGAAATCAGCAAGCAGTACCGCGAAGGCATCGTCGGCCGCACCGCTGGCTTCGGCACCATCTACGAGAACACGCTGCTCGGCTCGCAAGCCACCGGCACGGCTGCCGCCGTCACCGGCTACACCGTCAATGGCGCCGTGACCGTCAACGGCACCAGCGCCGTGACGCTGGCCGCCGGTGCGACGACCTTCAAGAAGGGCGACATCTTCACCGTGGTCGGCTGCAACCGCGTTCATCCTGAAACCAAGGCGGACACCGGCAACCAGCAGCAATTCGTGGTCACTGCCGACTACGTGGGCGGCGCTGGCGTGCTGAACTTCGCGCCCGCCATCAGCACCACCACCGGCCGCCAGAACGTCACCGCTGCGGGCATGCCCAACGGCGCGGCACTGGTCAAGCTCGGCGCGGCTTCTGGTGTGTACCGTCCATCGCTGGCATTCCACAAGGACGCCTTCACCTTCGCCACGGCTGATCTGGTCATGCCCGAAGGCGTGGACTTCTCGGCCCGCGAGGTGTACGAGGGTCTGTCGATGCGTGTCGTTCGCCAGTACGACATCAACAGCGATTCGCTGCCATGTCGTGTCGATGTTTTGTACGGCTTTAAAACTTTGCGAGCGCAATTGGCTGCTCGTATCCTGAGCAACTAAGTCCGGCCCTTCAATCGCTCCCGGTTTCGGCCGGGGGCTTTTTCCTGAGATTCCCCCATGTTCCAAGAATTCCCGAAGTGCCTATACCTGGGCGGCGCGGCTGATGCTGCCTTTTGCGTGGTCCTCGACCCGCAAGAAGAAGCTGGCGCACGCAAGGCGGGTTATTGCAGCGTGGGCGAGTCTCAAGCAAAAGCCAAGACCCCTAGAAAACCAAAGGCGCCCTAAATGGCTATTGTTCTCACGCCCAGCACGCCCGCCATCACAGCGCTGGTGCTCATTGATCGCGCCTACGCGTTGCTGGGCTTCAAAGCCGCTGGCGAGGCGCTGAGCGCCGACGATGCCGAGTATGGCCGTCTGGCGCTCAATTCGATGCTTGACGGCTGGAACACCCAGCCGCTGTTCATCGTGTCGGTGGGCGAGGTGGTGGCTAGTGTGTCGGGCGCATCGGCCACGGTCGGCCCTGGCATGGACTTTGACACGCCGCGCCCGATCCGCACGGAAAACGGCTCGTTCTCGCGCATCGGCGGCATCGACTACCCGGTGCAGTGGATTGACCGCGAAACCTATGCCGACCTTGCCGACAAAACAGTGCAGGGCATCCCGGAATATGCGTACTACGACCCGGCCGGTGCCGTGTTTTTTCATCCGCAGGCCAGCGCCGACACCGAGTTTCACCTGGCCGTGATGACGCAGCTTGACGAGTTCGTCAACGTCACCGACGAGTGCGTGCTCGCGCCCGGCTACCGTAAGGCCATCGAGTACAGCCTGGCCGAAGAACTCGCGCCCGGCATCAAAGAGTTGCCAATGGCAGTCGTCCGCACGGCGGCCAACGCCCGGCGCGCCATTCGCCGCAGCAATGTGCGCGTGCCGCTGCTTGACAGCGGCATCCATCACGCCCGATTCAATATCTCCAGCGGCCACTGAGCCCAACTTAGAAAGACACTCCCATGGCTGCACCTTCCACTGGCATCATTCCACACCCCAACTCGGCCGAGTTCGCCGGCGCCGTCACGCCCAGCGATACCGTCAACCTGCCGCAGCTCACGCGCGGCCTGTGGATCGGCGGCGCGGGCAATGTCGAGGTGGACATGAGCAACGGCGACACGGTGCTGTTCAGCGGCGTGTCTGCGGGCTCGCTCCTGCCGCTGCGCGTGCGCCGCGTGCGTGCGGGCGCGACCACGGCCACTCTCATCGTGGCGGTGTACTGACATGCAGATCGGCATCGGCTTGGGGTTGGGTCGCGCTTGGGTGGGCGGCAGTGCGCCCCTCTGGACCCCTGCCGACATGCTGGCTGGCGAGCAGGCTGCCATGCTCGCGCCCTCGCAGTACGCGACGACAATGTGGCAGGACATCGCGCGCACCATCCCTGCTGCAATCGGGCAACCCGTAGCAAGCGCCCTCTTGCTCTATAGCGGCGGCGTGTACGCGGAGCAGGCAACGCTGGCGCAGCGACCCCGATTGATGACGGATGCGCGTGGGACGCCTCGACTGGAATTTAATAACTCGCAAGGCCAGACGCTGGCAGCTGCAAGTGTCAATTTCAGCAACACAAACAAGGTGACAATATTTGCTGCTGGCGGCACGATAGCATCGACAATCCAGTCGATTGTGGTG